TTGATCTTGCCTCTGGCACCAATCCTTCTTTTAGTTTTGGTATGAAAGCAGTTGTTGATGGATCTGGATTAGGAACTGATATGGTTATTGGTTTGAGTTCCTCAATTGCTAGCTCTTCTTCGGTAGATGGGAAATGGACTGGTAATGAAAATGCACAGATTATGATAGTCAACGGAACTGCCAGTGCAGCAGACTCTGTTGGTATTATAACATCTGGTGAGTTAATGTGCGTAGAGACACCAGCAGGGGGCGCTACAACACTTGGATTAGCTTGGTCGTCGGCAGCAACCGGTTCTGGTTCGCCTTTGGATACCGGAGCAAATGTTTTGGTAGCTTCAAGCACCGGTCAAGCTATCGGAGAGTACACCACTTTTGATGTTGCAGATCAAGATATGGATAATAAATATTTATATCTTGTAAGCTCTGGTTCCACCACCGCTACATACACAGCCGGCAAGTTTGTACTTAGACTTTACGGATACAATGTCTTTGATGATGTATCATAGAGGAATATAAATGAGTAATCACGCACTAAGAGCCATAAAGAGAGCAAGAAAGCAACAAGTAGTTGTAGAGACAGCCCCAGCACCCGCCCCTAAAAAGGCACCCGCAAAGAAAGCTCCTGCGAAGGCAAAGGCACCCGCCAGAGCCCCCGCAAGAACTACAAGAAAGAAAGCTGTTAAAGCCGAGTAAAACAAACAATAGTTTGTTAGCCCCCCATCTTCATAGGTGGGGGGCTTTTGTTTGTCTTTTCACTATTTACTACGAATAGGAGGCTACATGAATGCCCACCAACCTACAGCCAATCTCAGAAACTAGCGCAGTTATCCTATCATCGACGGGGTCTGCTGATGCAGTCGCAGCAGCCGTCCCCTTTGGGGTCTACAGCGCCTCCGAAAAGTTTTTGACTGGTGCTGCCCTACAAGTAAATTTTGTTTATAAACGCCTCGGAGGAGACGTTGTAGACATCGAGCTTACAAACGCAAATGTTTATTCTGCCTACGAAGAAGCAGTATTAGAATATTCTTATATTATAAACATACACCAAGGTAAGAACATTCTTTCGGATGCCCTAGGCAAAGTAACAGGAACTTTTGATCACCTCGGCGATTCTGTTACTGGACCTTCAGGTGCAAACCTCCAATATCCAAAAGTTACCCTATCCTATGCCAACAAAGTCGGTGATGGTGTGGCGACTATGGCTGGCTTTGGTGGCACAACCCGCATCTATTCAGCCTCTTTCACAACAGTTGCGAATCAGCAAGATTATAATCTGCAATCTATCATCTCATCTTCATCTGCAACAGGTGTAAACGATAATGGCGATGCCGTAGACTATGTTGGAAAAGTTTCTGACAGCAGAATCATCATTGATAAAGTTTTTTATCGCTCTCCACTAGCAACGTGGCGCTTCTATGGCTATTATGGCGGCATGGGCGCAGTTGGCGGCAACGGCTCCACCTATGGACAATACGCTGACGACTCTACTTTTGAGATCGTGCCAAGCTGGCAGAACAAACTACAAGCAATCATGTATGAAGACTCTCTTTACACAAGAACCTCACACTATTCTTACGAGATTCTTGATAACCAGCTTCGCTTATACCCGACTCCTCGCTCCCAAGACAACTTTGCTGGTTACCTTAACCGCATTTGGGTCAGATTCAGGATCACAGACAACTCGTGGGGAGAGGCTGACGACACTAACACAGGCGTCGAGGGTGTGAACAACATCAACACGCTTCCGTTTGATAACCTTCCGTATGAGAACATCAACTCAATGGGTAAGCAGTGGATCCGCAACTATGCTCTCGCACTCTGTAAAGAAATGCTTGGGCAGATTCGCGGTAAGTTCCAGACTGTTCCAATCCCTGGCGAGTCTGTGACCCTTAACTATTCTTCGCTTCTATCCGAGGCACAAAAAGAAAAAGATGATCTCCGACAGAAGCTAACAGATATGCTCAAAGAGATCGAGTATGTTGAACTCGCTAAGAAAGATCAAGAAAAGGTCTCAGCAGCGGAAGAAACACTTCGCCGCTCACCCCTGCCGATCTTTGTAGGATAAATGAATGTCTGATAATGAATGGTCCAGACCAGCAGCACCGCCTCCTCCACTCTTTCTAGGCAAGAAAGAACGTGACCTTGTAAAGCAAGTTAACGATGAGTTGATCGAAAAGGTTATCGGACAACAGATCCTCTACTACCCTATTGATATGGAGACGACAAACTTCCACGAACTATACGGCGAGGCAGTAGAGAAGACCTACCTACCACCTGTAAGAGTTTATGCTCTCGTCAAGTTTGAGCAAGATGACACTTCTTATCTTGATTCTGTTGGAATAGACAGCCTATCAGAAATCACTGTCCACTTCCACAAGCGAAGACTTACTGAAGACCAAAATATGTTTGTTCGCGAAGGAGACTTTGTTCTATACGGAGATCTCTATTACGAGATTATAAAATTGTCTTCCGCAAGAAGACTATTCGGACAAGTAAATCACACATTTGAGGTTTCTGCTCTATGTAAGAGAGCACGTAAGGGACTATTCGATGCTACCTGATAACTTTGACTTCGCACAACTACCAGTAGATAAAGATAAATTTACTCTCAAAGAGTTGGGTATGCTTGGATCTCGTATTGAAGACATAGATTATGCGATGATGTCTTGGCTAAAAGAAGATCTTGAACTCTCCACGATAACAAATGAAGGAAACAAGAATACTCCCGTGCTATGGCAAACACCCGAAAGATCCTTTCAAATAAAAAATGACAAAAACTTACGGCACCCCGATGATCATAGTGCTGGCGCCATAACATTACCCGTTGTGACAATCGAGAGAACAGGGATTACTAAAGATCCTGAAAGAAAGGGTGGCTTCCAAGCGCATCTATATTCTGATAAGCGAGATGGACGCACCGGTCGAATGGTTATAGCCAAGCGCATCAAGCAAGACAAGACGAGAAACTTCGCTGTCGTTGGAAACACTCGCACCAATACTTCAGGAGATAGGCAAAAGTATTTCCCAAGAGTCAACAAGAAAGTGGTTTATGAATTCCTAACCATCCCTATCCCCATTTACGTCAATCTTGACTATAAGATCATAGTGAAGACTGAATACCAACAACAGATGAATGATCTAACTCAGCCGTTTATGACGAGAACAGGACAAATAAATTCATTTGTAATGCGAAGAAACGGACATCTCTACGAAGCCTTCATTGACCAGGGTTTCAACCAGTCCAACAATGTCGCAAATCTTGGCGAGGACGAAAGGCAGTTCACGAGCGAGATAAATATCAGAGTTCTCGGCTATCTTATTGGCGAAGGCAACAGCGACGATCGCCAAATAATCCATAAACAGGAGAATGCCGTAGAAGTAACTTTTCCGAGAGAAACCGTGGTTCCCGCCGGCAACGATAACTTTTTCATAGACTAAGCATATCCTGAAGTCCTTTGGTAATATAAGCAACTATTTAAACTATGATTAGCAATGCTTTACAGCATATTTTACATAAAGCGAGGATTTCCAAATGCCAGTAAAAAGTTTTAAGTTCGTTTCTCCGGGTGTATTCATCAACGAGATCGATAACTCGTTCCGCCCCAACAGACCAGACACAATTGGTCCTGTAATCATCGGACGCTCAGTTCGAGGGCTTGGAATGCAGCCCGTAAAAGTGGATTCATATTCTGATTTCCTAACAATGTTCGGTGATACCGTCCCCGGCGACGCAGGAGGCGATGTTTACCGCGACGGAAACTATCAGTCTCCAATGTATGGCACCTATGCTGCCAAAGCGTTCCTTAATTCCGCCGTGGCGCCTGTTACTTATGTTCGTCTCCTTGGAGAAGAAAGTGCCAACAAAACCACTGGTGGTGAAGCCGGCTGGAAGACTACGAAATCACCTGCCGCAACCCTCGCCGAGAATGGTGGCGCCTACGGACTTTGGGTTTATCCCTCAGCTTCTGTTGGTCCCAGCCCTGGAGTCTCCGCTAACTTGGGAACAGGCACCCTCGCCGCTGTTTGGTATATCGATCAATCTGCCTCCATTCAGCTTACTGGCTCTTTAGCTGCCGGGGTCGGCGCAACAGCGCAGGGCGTCGGCGTTGTTATAGCAAGCGATGCAACTGGTAATTTTACTGCCGTTATGCAAGGTTCCAAGGCAACCGCCGGCACAAACGAAACTTTTGTCTTCAACTTCGCCGATAGTGACTCCAGATTTATTCGCAAAGTCTTTAACACTAATCCCCAGCTTGTTGTGGGGGGTACTTTTTATTCACCCGATTCTGAAAGAAACTACTGGCTCGGTGAGACATTTGAACAAGAAATAAGAGATGGGGCAGCAGGAAGTTTGACGGGTAGTTCCACTACTCTAGTGGACACACAGCTTTTTGGAGTCATTCAGGCAATAAATAACGGTACAACTGGACCAAACAACATGCAGAGAGGCTCAAGTGAAGCCGAGACTGGTTGGTTTGTCGGTCAAGATGTTGGTGCTTCAGCCGCATTTGATCCAGCCGCTGCCTCCAAGCTATTCAAACTCAAGGGTCGAGGACATGGAGAGTGGCTAAGCAAGAACGTCAAAGTCTCTATTGAAAAGATCCGTTATTCAAACTCACAGACAACCGACTTTGGTACTTTCTCTGTCGTTCTCCGCTCTCTTGCTGATACAGACAGCAACCCTGTTATTTTGGAAAGATTTGATAATCTAACCCTAGACCCAAGATCACCAAATTACATTGTTAAGAAAATTGGCGATCAGTATCACTCTTGGAGCGAGGCAGAACGCAGACTAAGACTATATGGGGATTACCCAAACCAGTCAAAATTCCTTTATGTTAGTGAAATAAATGAAGGGAACATTCAGAATGCCAATTCCTTGATTCCATTCGGTTATTATGGTCCCCCCAACTTCGCAACAATCACAAACTGGAGTGGTTCAACTACTGGACCGGGCGCACCCGCTATAACAAATGCATATATTGATGCCTCCAGTGTTTACGGTGGCACCAATGAAAAGTTCCTTTCGGGCTCCGGTCAGCAATGGACCGGCTCGCTGGGTTGGCCAATCGTTAGACTACGCCACTCAGCTTCTGATGGTGGCATGTCCAACCAGACAAACGCTTACTTTGGTATGCAGACAACCAGGGGTCTCCAGAGCACTCGCGGAGACTCATCTGTCAAAGACTACCATAGAAGGTGGCTGTCTTTTTGGTCAGACTCACAGGATGGCTCTGGTCTAGTCAGTTACTCATACATATTTACTATGGACGATATCATCGCCACAACTGCACTAGCATACTACGATAGCGGTTCAAGAGCCGCTGGAACCAGTAGAAGTGCTCTGGGTGAGTACAAGGATCTAATCGATTATGGTTATGATCGCTTTACCGCTCCGCTGTGGGGTGGCTTCGATGGGTTTGACATCACGAAACCCGATCCAATGTATA